CGCCCGCGCAACAGCGCGCATACGTCATCGCAGACAATAAACTCGCACTCAACGCAGGGTGGGACTTGGACTTGCTTAAGGTCGAAATGACCGGGCTATCCGATGAAGGCTTCGATTTGTCCCTGCTTGGCTTTGGCGATGAGGAAATGGCTAAGACGTTCTTGCAGCCGGATTTTGCGCCGGGTACAGAAGACGACCAGGGTAAATTAGACCAACTAGAACCAAAGATGGTATCCTGTCCTAATTGCGGTGAAAATTTCGACAGTAGGGGACATGGCAAAGGCTGACCTGAAGATTGATTGGGCCACGCATGAAGCGGCGAAATATGCTTGTGAGAATTGGCACTACTCGGGTTGCGTTCCAAAGTCTAAGCTGGTGAAGGTCGGCGTTTGGGAGAACGGCAAGTTTATTGGGGTTGTGGTGTTCGGGGCTGGCGCAACATCGGCATTAGTCAAGCGATACGGACTTGAGATGAACAACGGGTGTGAGTTGGTGCGCGTTGCGCTTAATGGACACAAGACGCCGGTTTCCAGAATAATGAAGATTGCACTAAAGTTTTTGGCAAAATCAAATCCCAATTTAAGGCTTGTTGTGTCTTTTGCGGACCCGACGCAAGGTCATCATGGGGGGATATACCAAGCCGCAAATTGGGTATATTCTGGCAAGTCCGCAGCAAGCCCAGAATATATATACAAGGGCAAGCGATGGCAGGGACGTTCTTTTAGGAACATCTTTAAGGGCATGGAAAATCATCCAGACGTAAAAACTGTTATGGGCAGTTCTAAACACCGCTACCTAATGCCCCTAGACAAAGAAATGACAGAACGGATCAAACCGCTGTCAAAACCATATCCAAAGCGTGAGAAGCAGGCGATGGCTTCCAACCCGGAAGCACAGCGGCAGGGCAGCACTGACCCTCACGCTCCAACTTTGAAAGAAGGTGGGGAAGCTTTTTCCCCCAATATGAGAAATGGCTCGTAAAGCAACAGGAAAAGCCAACGGACGGCCTGCGTTCAAGCCGACTGATGACGACCGCAAAACGGTTGAACTCATGTGCGCTGTTGGCATACCGCACGAAGGTATCGCGCTGTGCATTCAGGATGGGATTGACGACAAGACACTGCGTAAGCATTTCAGGGTTGAACTGACAACATCCAAGATCAGGGCTGATGCCAAGGTGGCGGGTTCGCTGTTCCAGCAGGCCATCGCAGGCAACGTGAACGCGCAGAAATGGTGGACCGCATCACGCATGGGCTGGAAGGAAACCAGCGTGCAAGAGCATCAAGGCAAGGACGGCACTCCGCTTGTCCTGTGGGGTGGCAATGCAAAAGAGTAAGCCAGCCTATATTGTGGGGCGCGCGTCGGATGTGTTCGACGATTTCATGCAACCATCGCGCTACAAGGCACTATTCGGCGGCAGGGGGTGTGTCCACGCTGATACGCTAATTGACACGCCTTCTGGCCCCGTGCCTATCAGTGATTTCAATGGCGGGCCTGTTTACACGGAAAGGAACGGCCAGATTGGCATAACCTACGCCACGCGCCCGAAAGAGTATTTCGAGGTAGACTTGTACGAAGTCACGTTTAGCGACGGGCGCAGGGTTGTTTGCACCGATCGGCACAAGTTCAAAACTGCGCGGGGATGGGCTACCTTGGCTGACCTAACCACGAGCGACGTTTTTTGCGCCGTGCCGCGTCAAGGGCTTTCATTCCGTCTTCGGTCCAGTTTGGACACTTCCCTGCAAGGGTTACTCGCAGGTGTTCGGCGTTCGACGGAAAAACTCGCAGGTTTTCTAGGCTATTGTTCTGACGGTTGCCGTCAATATGGTCAACCACTTCCTTCCTTGTCAGGTATCGCCCGAGGTGGGCTTCCATCACAAGGCGATGTTCAGCTACATAGCCGCCGTGCTTTGATTTGTTTGGGTGGTCGGGAGAGCGGGCATAGTTGTAACCATTCACCGCCTTCACGCCCCCTTGCCAGTCGTGCCGCTGTTCGCGCTTCGGCGGATGTATGTTGTGAAGGCGCGGGAAGTCATAGCGACGGAAAATCTTCTGTACTGCCTTTGGCGTCTTGCCGACAATCTCTGCTATTTCCTTTGAGAACATACCTTGCGCGGCTAATTCGCAAACAGTCAGAACTAGGTCTGGCGCTCGGCATGTTGAAACATCAGGCGAGAAGCCTTCAAAGGCTTTCGCGCAAGCATTGGCGTGTTGTGTTCGGTAATCCATATCAAGGGCTTTCTGTGGGGGGTGGTGAGATACCAACTACAGTAAGATTGAGACAGGTTATCAAGCACAGCCGCCAAACGTTCTGGGATGTGCATGTGCCAGAAACAAACTGCTATTTTGCTCATGGTGTGCTGCATCACAATTCGGCCAAGTCGCACTTCTTTGCAGAGGCTATGATTGCCAACGCGGCTGAAAACAGCGGGTTCCGTGCGGCCTGTATCCGTGAGGTCCAGAAGACCTTGAAGGAATCGGCTAAGCGGCTGCTGGAAGACAAGATAGCCGAAATGGGCTATTCGGACAGGTTCCGCATCCTGAATGACCAGATTATATGCCCCGGCAACGGTGTGATTATCTTCCAGGGTATGCAAGACCACACCGCCGAATCTATAAAAAGTCTCGAAGGATTTCAGATTGCGTGGGTTGAGGAATCACAAACATTATCCTCTCGCTCCCTTGAGTTACTTCGACCCACGATCCGCGCGGCCGGCTCTGAATTGTGGTTCTCATGGAACCCGCGCAACAGGGCTGACGCTGTTGATGCGTTCTTCCGGGGACCGATGCCGCCAGAAGACGCCATCATTCGAGAGATCAACTTCACCGATAACAAGCTGTTTCCCGCCGAACTGGAAGCCGACAGGCTGCACGACCATAAGGCCAACCCGGATCGTTACGCCCATATATGGCTTGGGGACTACGAGCCCGAGGCGTTGGGTGCCATCTGGACGCGACAGGTCATTGAGGCCAACAGGGTTGTTGAACCGCCAGCTATCGAACGCATCCTGGTGGGCATTGACCCCGCCGTTACCGACACAGCCGTATCTGATGAACATGGTGTGTCTGTCTGTGCGCTTGGTTCGGACGGTCACGGCTATGTGCTGGAAGACGCCAGTCTCAAAGGCGGGCCGGTCCAATGGGCGCAGCGGGCGCTGGCGATGTACGACAAGTATGAGGCAGACGCCATCGTTGTAGAGATTAATCAGGGCGGCGATATGGTTAAGCACACCATTGAGAGCCAGGGCCGGGGCGCACGGATCATTGAGGTTCGCGCCACACGCGGCAAGCATGTTCGCGCCGAGCCAATTTCTGCGCTATACTCCACCAATCGCATTCACCACGTTGGATCAATGCCAGAAATGGAAGATCAGTTGTGCAAGTTCACCTCGTCTGGCTATGAGGGGTCCGACAGCCCAGACAGGGCCGAAGCAATGATATGGTGCATGACCGAACTATTCCCCGGAATTACGCGGGTGAAGTCCAAGGAAGAAACATTTACGCACGTTGGGGGCGGTTCAGCATGGATGGGATGACCGAAGACAAGCGCCGCCTACGAATGGCCCGCTTTGCAATGCACAAGAACGCGGTACACAAATACGCCCGCCGCATGGCCCTTGAGGACATGAGCGAAGACGAAGCGCGGATGCACTATGCCGAAACGATGAAGAACTACGACCAGATCATCGAACTTGCGGCAGATGACCCATTGAGGCTTGACGCCGCCGAGGAAGATATGGCAGCGGGTTTCGCATTGCCGCAGGACATTGGATAGTCTATAAATAGTCCGATTAAGCCCGCCGTGAGGCGCGCACCCCATTGATGGATGAATACATGGCAAAGCGCGGCACCGAAGATGACCTGATGAAGGACGCGCTTGACCGCTTCCAGGAGAGCCAAGAGGCGTCAGACTTCAATCGGGAGAACTACTACGAAGACGTGAAATTCGCGCGCTTGGCAGATCAGTGGCCCGACAAGGTCAGAGCGCAGCGTGAGCAGGAAGGCCGCCCGGCTCTGGTTATCAACCGTTTGCCGTCCCTTATCCGCTCTGTTGTGAACGAAGCCCGCCAAGGCCGACCGGCCATCAAGGTTTCCCCTGTTGACAGCAACGCCGACGAAGACACCGCAGAGGTAATCAGCGGCCTTATCAAGAACATCGAACGTCAGTCCGTAGCCAGCGTGGCTTATGACACCGCGATTGACCATGCCGTGACAGGCGGGTTCGGGTTCTTCCGGATTGATATTGACTATGCCCACGACGAGACATTCGAGTTAGAGGCGCGCATCAAGCGCATTGCCAACCCGCTGTCTGTTCACTGGGACACGTCCAGCACCTCGTTTGATGCGTCGGATTGGGAGTTTGCCTTTATTAGCGACATGTTGAGCAAGGACGAGTTCAAGGCGCGCTACCCAGAAGCCTCGCTTGTTCCGTTCGATGGCGACAGCCGCGACGAGAACAGCGAACTATGGATGCACGAAGACCAGATTCGCGTGGCCGAATGGTTCCAGCGTGTGAAGAAAGAAACCAATCTTCTTGAGGTTAGCTTCCCCAACGCGCAGACAGGTGAACCCGAGTTGCGCGCCATCCGTGAAGAAAGCCTGCCCAACATGGCGCGGCAATTCTTCGGCGCTGGCGAAATGGACATTGATGGGCTGAAGGACACGGACTTGGTTGAGGGCTTTATGGCTGTGTCCGGTGTTCAGGTTCTCCGTGAGCGCATGGTTGATGGCTATGATGTAAAGCGCCGGATTATCGACGGCGTTGAGGTTCTGGAAGAAGAAGATTGGCCGGGCCAGCGCATTCCTGTCTGCCCGGTTTGGGGTGATGAAGTCTATATCGACGGGCGGCGTCACTTCCGCAGCCTGATTCGCGATGCCAAAGACCCGCAGATGATGTTCAACTTCTGGCGTTCAGCGACGACCGAACTTGTGGCACTCGCGCCGAAGGCTCCGTGGGTTGGTCCGAAGGGCTTTGTCCCCAAGGGGCAAGAGGGCAAGTGGGCAAGCGCGAACGCACGCAGCCACGCATTCCTTGAGTATGACGGTTCCACGCCACCGCAGCGCCAGGCGTTCGCAGGCGTTCCGTCCGGGGCGATAAATGAAGCCACGATGGCCGCAAACGACCTGAGCGACATTACAGGCATTTACCCGTCAGCCATTGGCGCACGGTCGAACGAAACCAGCGGCAAGGCCATCATGGCGCGAGAACGTCAGGGCGACGTGTCGAACTTCCATTTCATCGACAACCTCAACCGCGCCATCACATACGCGGGCAAGATTCTGGTGGAGATTATGCCAGCCGTTTACAGCCCGAAAGAAGCCATCCGCATCTTGGGTGAAGACGACGCGGCGAAGATTGTCCAACTGACGATGGAGGACGGCGGCAGTAACCAGGCGGGACTGAACGGGCAGAAGCGGCTTTATAACCTGACTGTCGGCAAGTACGATGTGGACGTGAGGACCGGGCCATCCTTTGCCACGCAGCGCGAGGAAACCCGCGAGACGCTAATTGAGATCATGCGACAGGTTCCAGACGCGGCGGCGTTCGTTGGCGACGTTCTGCTTGACCACATGGACTTTGTTGGTGCCGACAAGGTTGCCAAGCGCCTCAAGTCCCTGTTGCCACCAGAGGTTCGCCAAGCCGAAGACGCAGAGGAAAACAGCGACAACCCAGAAATGGCGGCGATGCAGCAGCAGTTGCAGGCCAAAGACCAGCAGATGCAACAGGCACAGCAAGCGGTAATGGCTGAGATTGAGAAGCTGCAGGCCGAGAACGAGGCTATCAAGCAGTCTAAACAGGCTGACATGATGAAGGCGCAAGCCGATACGCAAGCCAAGATGCGTGAACTTGACTTGAAAGAACGCGAACTGGTGTTGAAAGAGAACGAGGCCCAGAAGCCCGCCGACAACCTTAGGATTGCGGCAGACGTTGAAATGCAGCGCGAGCGCATGGCGTTCGATGCCGAACAGGCTGAGAAGGACCGCGAACTGGAAATCATCAAGCTGGTCATGGCGAAAGAAGGCGACGGCATGGACGCGGACAGCGCACGGGACGAAGCAGAACGCGAGGCGAGTCAGATATTCTTCCAGCGTGACGAAATGGGCAACATTATCAGCGCGACCAAGATGGACGTGGAAGGCGAAATCCAGTAATGCCAATGAATGACATGCTAGGCGGTGCGCCCAAGGGGCGTGGACGCGGCACGTCTACCAACGGTGCGTCAATGGTGGACTTCATCAAGCGCGCCTGGAACAGCAACCCGCTGGAATCTGCGCGGACATACCTGAACAACCCGGACCCCGAGGGATACCAGCGCGCCAACGTGCTGCCCTATGCGACGAATGCGGACGGCGGTACAGAGTGGGCAGTCCCGTCGATGGGCCGCGACATTATGCGTGAGGGATTGGCTGGCCTTGAGGCTCCCAAGCGTGTGTTTGATGGCGAAGTTACCCCGGAGCAGGGCGCGTTTGATACGGCGCTTGCCACGATGGGCGCGGGCCTTGTTGGCGGTCGATATGTGCCGAAGGGCGCACTAACCGCGAACGTCTGGCAGGGCGGGCCGCACAAATATGGGCCGGAAGGTGCCGCGAAGTCTCTGGATCACATTGGCAAGGGCGAAGGCGCACAGGCTTACGGGTGGGGCCGGTATGATGCGGGAAGCGAGGCCGTGGCGAAGGAATATCAGGCAAGAGTCCCGGCACAGGACACCAAAAGAACATTTTTAGACGCACTGCCGGAAGATGCTGGTATTGAGGATGTGGCGGGCCTTCTCGGGAGAGGGCATTTCTCTGAAAGTCAGGAGACAGTTATCCGCGCACTCGCTGCCGATGACTGGCTTGGGTTTGACTATCCGTCACAGGCAATTTCTGCCGCGTATTCAAAAAACCTCGATAATTGGGACCCGTCGCCTGCGCTCCGGCAAGCGGTTGACAGCAGCGGCAGCCTCTATAAGCACGATCTCCCCGACGAAGACATAGCGCGGTATCTGGACTGGGATAAGCCGCTGAGTGAGCAGCCGGAGAGTGTGCGGGCGGCTTTGGAGCAGACGGGTGTTTTGGCTGAAATGCGCGCAAAATCTGCGGTGTCAATGTCTGGTTTTGATGAAAAACTTGCCGCATTAGGGAAGCCGCCGCATTTTGGTGATGGGAAGATTCGTGACTATTCGGGCCAAGAAATATACAACGCGATGGTGGAGCGCGCGAAAGGTTTGGACGGCACGGGCTCCCCTGTTGATTTTGATGCAGCGTATCGTCAGGGGTCCGAAGCCCTTGGCAACGCTGGCATCCCCGGCCTGCAATACTATGACGGGATGAGCCGGAACGCTGGCGAAGGAACCCGCAACTACGTCACATGGGACCAAGGCGTGCTTGACCGCATGAAGCTGCTTGAGCGCAACGGCGAGGATATGACCCTCGCAATGGGCGGTTCCCCCGAGGCATACGCAATGACGAACATGCTAGGCGGCAACCAGCAGCCGCAGCAGGGCATGACCCAAGGGCAGATGGCCCGCTGGCTTGCTGACCCGAGGAATATGTAATGGCTGAACCATTGCCATGCGAATGATTGATTAGGGTGTTATGTTAGCAACAATGTGTTATAAGTAACAGAGTTTTTGAAATTAAAGGCCCGCCGTGATGGCGCGCTGTTCCCACGCCGAAAGGCAAGAAGGAGATTTTTACAGTGAGCGACACAAACCACGACGTAGTTCCGCAGGAAAGCGTTGTCGATTTGCCTTCCACCCATGAGGCACTGGAGCCGCAAGCCGAACTGGAAGAAATTCCAGAGGAAGCCGAAGCCCCTGAACCTGATGCAGAGGAAGAACCTGTTTCACTAGACGGTCCTGAAGCCGATCCAGAAGCGCCCGAGGAAGACGTATCCGAGGACGACGAAGGGGAAGCCGAAGAAGATTCCAAGGAAACTGCCGAAGTCATTGAATTTGATTTTGGCGGGAACAAACTTGAGGTCAAGGCAGGCGAAGTACCGCCCGAACTGGCTGAAAAGATTGACACCTTCTCCAAGGAAATCTGGGCCGACTATACGAAAAAGTCGCAAGCCAATGCTGAATCAGCCAAAAGTCTTGGTGCCAGAGCCGACGCCCTGGACAACATCGAGACGCTAACGGGCGAGGCATTGGATGTCTTTTCGAGAGGCAAAGGCATCAAAGCAGAAATTGAGCAACTTTCGGCAGTTAACATGCAAGCACTGTGGCAGTCCGACCCGGACAGGGCGCGGATGCTTTCAGACACGCTGTCAGCAAAGCAGGCTGAATTACACGGCATCATCGAATCCGTTGACCAGTACGAGCAGAACATTAGCAGCGCACGACAAGGCGAACTTGAGCGGCGCGCTGCCGAAGGGAAGCAAGTTCTGGATCGCAAGTATAAGGGCTTTTCAAGTGATGTAGCCCCGAAACTTGAGGCGTATGCAGTTGAGCAAGGCATCCCGGAGGCCGAAGCAAAAACTTGGGCTTCCTCTCCTGTCGTTGCTGAATTTGCCTACAAGGCGATGCTCTACGATCAGATGCAGAAGGCGAAGACGCCGAAAGAAGCACCCAAGACGGCCAAGCCGGTCAGCGCCATGAAGAACAAGGGTGGCAGCCGGACTTCATCAAATCCGAACAATATGTCTTTTTCGGAACTGGGCAAGGTCTTGGGTATCTCATAACTCAATTTCTAAGGAGGCCACACGATGGCTACAAACGTTACACTTACTGCTGATATTATCGCCAAGGCGGCGGTTATGCAGTTGGACAACAATCTTGTCATGGGCAAGAAGGTTTTCCGTGGATATGAGTCCGAGTTCTCGAAGAACGTCAACGGCTATGAGGTTGGATCGTCCATCACCATTCGCCGCCCGATGGACTTCACGGTGCGTGATGGCGCAACGATGAACGTGCAGGACGTGACCGAAGGCACAACCACGCTGTCTGTTGACCAGCGTAAGGGTGTTGACTTCTCGTTCACGTCTCAGGATTTGACCCTCAACATCGGCCAGTTGTCCGACCGGGTTATTAAGCCCGCGATGATCCAGCTTGCCAACCAGATCGACACCGATCTGATGGCCCTTTACAAGGATGTCCCCAACTGGGTCGGCACTCCGGGCCAGACGATCAACTCGAATCAGGACTTCTCCAAAGGACCGGAGCGGCTTGATGAGTTGGCAATCCCGATGGATGGCCGTTGTGCCGTTCTCGCGCCTGCCGATCACTGGGGGCTTGTCGGCGCTCAGACCAACCTTCTCAATGACCGTCTGGTAGGCGATGCCTACAAGAATGGTTCTCTTGGGATGATTGGTGGTGTTGACACCTACATGAGCCAGAATGTGCCGTCGCACACTGTTGGCGCTGATGTGGGCGGCACGGTCAACCAGGCAGTCAGCGCGGCGACCGTCACTTACACGTCCGTCAAGGACACCAACCAGCAGACAATCACGGTCGCAAGTCTAGACCTGAATGCCGGTGACGTGTTCACTGTTGCTGACGTGTACGAAGTCAACCCGGTCACGAAAGCCTCCACGGGTACGCTCAAGCAGTTTACCTGCGTTTCTTACGCAGCTAACAGCCTGGTCTTCTCCCCGGCTATCGTTTGGACGGGCGCTTTCCAGACTGCCGCAATCACGTCTGGCGTGACGGACTTGAACGCCAAGGCCATCACGGGCGTCGGCACCGCAGCCACGGCATACCGTCAGAACATGATCTTCCGCAAAGACGCCTTTGCGTTGGTCACTGTTCCGCTGGCATCGCCTCCGGGTGCAGTTGACGTTTCGCGTCAGTCATACAAGGGCATGAACATTCGCGTCATCCCTGTCTATGATGGCACGAATGACGTGTCCAAATGGCGTCTTGACGTTCTCTACGGTGTGAAGGCCGTCGATCCGCGTCAGGCCGTTCGTATCTCTGGCACAGCCTAAAGGAGGGTTGAAAAATGGCCGCAACTTCAAATAGTACCGAAACCATCATTGAACTCAGTGATGGCAACACCGATGGAATCCGGGTTGGTCAGGGCGCATCTGATCTCGTTGGCTTTCATGGTGCGTCACCCAGCGATCAGTATGTCGCCGTGACAAACACCAGTGGAACTCTGGGCAACACCAATGCAGCGGTCGATGCAATTATCGCGCTGCTTCAGGAAAAAGGGCTGATGGCTACCTAGTTATGCCAAAGCTCAAAATACATGCGCGGTCCTGCGTGTCGGATGATGTTTTGACGGCACAACGGGCCGCGTTTCCTGACGCTCCCGAAGTCTCAGGCAGAGGCACCCTCGCCGTAGTTGGCGGCGGGGCTTCTGTTGAGGGCTACCTCGACGAGTTACGAGAGTGGCCCGGCGATGTTTGGGGTGTGAATTACACCGCGCCGTGGCTTAGAGCTAGGGGTGTGGATTGCTTTTTTTATACGATAGACCCCAAGGACTTAGATTTAGATAGCGTCGGGGCAGCAGTCCTGGCAGATCACTGTCACCCCTCGCTAGTGGGAAAGGCCGACAGTTTGGCAAAGGTAGTCCCGCCGATGCCCGGCCCAACGAGTGCCGTTGCATCTTCGCTGTTCTGCCTTCGGTATGGTTACGATGGGGCTGTGTTTTTTGGATGTGATAGCGGGTTTGAAAAAACCAGCCACATTTACAGGGACGATCCTGTTCCCGATTTGGTTGTTGTTGAGTGTGGCGGCAAGCAATACAGAACAAGACTGGAACTTATCTTGCAGGCCGAACAATTATCGTCGGTGATTAGAGAGTTCCCGGACAGGTTCGCGTGTCGCGGCATTGGGTTTTTGAGTGCGCTTGTGGAGCATGGCGTTTATGATGTGAAGCAGATTTCCAAGGGCATTGCCGAGGGCTTGCGGTACGAAAGAGCGTTCAACATTGAGGCCGAAGAAGGGGCATCAACATGAGCATGGTACAGATTTTCAATATTGACGGTGACGTAGTTTCAGAGGCTTGGATTGGCGATGATTCACCAATGCCTGACGGCTGGCACCGGGATGTCAACAGCGCCATGAAAGCCAACGCTGCCAAACCCAAGCCAGCCAAAGCCGCCGCCAAGGGTAAAGGTAAATCCAAGGCTGTTGAGGTTGAGGTTGAGGCCGAATCCGAAGGCGAGGAATAGCCAGTGAGCCTCCTGACAATCTGCAACGGGATTGCGGACACAACCTCCGGCCCGCGACCGGCGACAATTATAAGCAACACCAACCCGGAGGCGCAATCCTATCTCCGGGCCGTTACCCGTGTTGGCTTGCGATTGATGAAGGTCTACCCGTGGAATATTCTGCGAAAGGAAAACACCTTCACCGCGCCCGGAACTGAAATCCTTGTGGCTGCGGCTTCGATGCCGACCGACTTTGACAGGTTCATTCCGGAGACTTTCTGGGACCGCAGCACGACCGTTTTACTGTCTGGACCCGTACCCGCCTCTCGGTGGCAGTCTCTCAAGGCTGAAACATATGTAGGCGATAACACGATATTCACGTATCGCGGCGGCGACATTCTGGCTATTCCGACAGTCGGCACCGACAGCATGGTGTTTGAATATGTCTCGAATCAGTACATTGAAAGCAGCGGCGGCAGCGCGCAGTCAACCTGGCAGGCCGACGAGGATGTTTCCATTCTCGACGAGGAACTTCTTACCCTCGCGGCTACCTATATTTGGCTTTCTTCCGAGGGCTTGCCTGCTGGTGATGCGTTTGGCGCGTTCAAGGAGTATTTTGACACGCTGCAAGACAACGAGAACGCAACTGAAAACATTGCCGTCACGGGCGATATATTTGCGAATGATGCGCGGCACTGGAACGGAGCGCCTGTCGCGTCTCGCACTGTTTCCGTAGGGTATTAGGATGGCGACAAGCACCGCATTGCCGCCGCCTGTTGGCGGGTGGGATGGCCGGGAGAGTTTGGCGGATATGCCAGAGGATCACGCGGTCAAGATGGAGAATTGGTTTCCGTCTACCGATACGGTTGACGTGCGGCGCGGCCACACTAGCCACGCGACAGGGATGAGTGGCAACGTCGAGACACTGGTTGAATATGTCCCATTAAGTGGCGTGGGCGAATTGTTCGCGGCCAACGGCGGCGCAATTTACGATGTGAGTTCTTCCGGGGCTGTCGGTGCTGCGGTTTCCAGTGGTCACACGAACGACCGCTGGCAGTATGCGAATATTGGCACGGCGGCGGGGCAGTTTGTTCGGCTGGTAAACGGCGCAGATACGCCCTTGCTTTACAACGGTTCGACATGGGCAACCACGGCCATCACTGGCCCGACAGCGGCCAACCTTGTTTGGATCAACGTCCACCAGAAGCGCATGTGGGTGGGTGAGGTCAACAGCCTGTCGGCTTGGTATCTGCCGGTAAATTCAGTCAGTGGCGCGGCCACGGAGTTTCCCCTTGCCGGCGTGTTCAAAATGGGCGGCTATATCATGTCGATGGGGACGTGGACACGCGACAGCGGCGATGGCATGGATGATGTGGCGGTGTTTGTCACGTCCGAAGGTGAAGTCGCGGTTTATCAGGGAATCGACCCGTCCGCTGCGGCAACATGGGCATTGATTGGCGTTTTCCGCATTGGTGAGCCGCTTGGGCGTCGGTGCATGACAAAGGCTGGCTCTGATCTCATTGTAATGACGCAGGACGGCTTTGTACCGCTGACACGCATCCTTACGACAGATCGCAGCCAGAGCCGCATGGTGGCGCTCTCCGACCAGATCAGCAAGCCCGTGAATGACGTGGTGCGAATATATAAGTCTAGCTTTGGCTGGCAACCGATTGTCTACCCGAAAGGCACCTATTTGCTGTTCAACGTGCCGATTACGGCATCAACAGAACAATTTGTGTTCAACACAATCACGGGCGCTCCGTGCAAGTTCACCGGGCAAGATTCTCTCTGTTGGGGATTGTTGGATGATGCGCTGTATTTCGGCGGCAAGGACGGCGTGGTTTATCTGGCCGACAACGGCACCAGTGATAACGGCAGAAACATCGCAGCCGATTGCATCCAGGCGTTCAGTTATTTCGGAAGCCCGCAGATGCGTAAAATGTTCAAGCTGGTTGAGGCTATCTTCCAGAGTGAAGGCAACCCCAACGCGGCGATTGATTGGAACGTGGATTTCAACCTCCTGAATCCAACCAGCACCGCCGAGGCATCACCAACGAACGCCGCACGGTGGGGCATTTCACGGTGGGGCATCGGGACGTGGGGCAGCGCCGGGCAAATCTACAAAGGGTGGCGCAAGGTTCGCGGCATCGGTCGCGCCGGTTCTGTGCGTGTTCGCGTCAATACCAATTCGTCAAAGCCGTCATGGATTTCAACAAACGTCATTTTCGACAAGGGCGGCGCGATGTGAGCGAGGTTGTTTGCCTTGACCAAAACGGGACGGAGGCGCTGGCCGAATGGGTCGGATCGCGTATCCCTCATGTTGGCGGCGCGAACTTCGGCCCGTGTCAGGGCTTGGCGGTGGCTGACGGCGACCGCATCTTGGCAGGCATTGTTTATCACGACTATCAGAAAGATTACGATTCCATCCAGTTAAGCATGGCTGCGGACAGCCCGATGTGGGCGCGGCGCGAAAATATCGCGGCGTTACTTGATTACCCGTTTAACCAATTAGAGTGCCATAGGTTGTTTACATTGACGCCAATAGGCAATATTATTGCGTTGAGGACTAACCTCCATATAGGCTTCCAAAGGGAAGCAGTATGCCATTCGGCTTTTGGTAAAAACAGGCACGGCGTCATCATGCGGATGTTGCAACCTGACTATTCCAAACTATATGAGAGAAAATAAATGGGCAAATCATCCCCCTCCCCGCCTCCCGCACCCGATCCCGTAAGGACGGCACAGGCTCAAGCGGCGGCCAACCGCGAGGCGTCGATAGCGTCTCAAGAAATGTCGATGGTCAACCAGATCACGCCATACGGCAATATGGCGTATGAGCAGACCGGCACCTCTGAGAACAACAATCCGACCTATACGGCAACGCAGACGCTATCACCTGAACAGCAAGGTTTGCTGGACATTGAAAATCAGGTCAAGCAGCAGTACGGCGACACCGCAAACACGCAGCTTGCCAACGTCTCTGCCAAGCTGTCTCAGCCTGTTGATTACACCAGCTTGGGCGCAGCGCCAACGGCGAACGAGGCCACGCGCACGGCAACCCGTGATTCAATGCTGGCTCGTATGCAGCCGCAGATGGATCAACGGCGCGCCTCGCTTGATACCAGCCTCGCCAATCAGGGGTTTGTGGTTGGATCGCAGGGATACAACAACGCCATCGACGAGGCGAACCGATCCCAGAATGATATGTACCTCGCTGCGGATACGCAGGCGGGCAACGAAATGGCGCGCATGTATGGGCTGGAATTGTCCGCACGCAATAGCGCCATCAACGAAATCATGCAGCAGCGGAATCAGCCGCTGAACGAGTTGTCCGCAATGATGGCTGGTGCACAGGTCCAGGGTCCGCAGTTTGTGAATGCACCGAACGCACAGGTCGCCCCAACTGACATCATGGGCGCGACTTACGGCAGTGCGAACATTGCGAATCAGAATTATCAGACTCAAATGGCAAGCGGCAACTCAAACCGTCAGGGGCTTTACAGTCTGCTTGGTGCGGGGGCGCAAGCCGGAGCGTATGCGTGGGGCGCGTCTGATCGTCGCCTGAAACAGAACATCAGCCAGATTGGCGCTCTCAGAAACGGGTTGCCGGTCTACAAGTTCCAATATGTCTGGGGTGGCCCGGAGGTCATTGGATTGATGGCTGATGAGGTCAAGGTTCTGCATCCGCACGCTGTTCAATCGTTCAGCGGCTATGACGCGGTGAACTATGTGGAGGCCGTGAAATAATGGCTATGAACTTTCAAAACCCCGGATCACGCCTGACTACCGGCAACCGCTACGCGCAAATGTTGATGAACCAGCCCAACGCCAACAACGGCACGACCACGGGCGGTCTTGCTCACGCATTGCGGCAGGGCATGGCTGGCTATCTGATGGGCAAGGACAAGGCAAAAGAAGACGCCATGAATGAGTCGCTTGCCAAATACATCAAGTCCGCGCTTGCGGGCGGTGGCGGCAAGGCACCGGGCGGCTACAGGTTCCCCGGCCAAGCACCGGGCGGCGCGCAGCCGTCTCTTGATGACGTTCCGCTGTCGTTCGGATCCCCCGCAGGGCCGCAGCAGCCCATCCCTGAATTTTCAATGGGAACCCCCATTGATCCCGTATATGCTGATCCGGCTGGAGTGTCGGACGATCCAACCGTGAATCAGATGATTGGCGGAATCTCCGCTGGCGACGCAATGAGCGGGACGATGACCCCGATTGAGCAGGAGTTGGCCCCATTCAGGCCGCAGCTTGAAGTTCCGGGCATGACCAATCAGGACGCAGCCGCGCTCACCAACATGCCGCAGAACGGACCCCCCCCCGCACTCGGCAACATGCCGCAGAACGGCCCCGCGCCATTCGCGGTTGGATTGCAGGACGCCCCACAAGGCGCACCGCAGGGCGCACCCGGTCAGGGTGGCATGAACCTACCGCCGCAGACCGCACAGCTTGTGCAGGCGCTTGTGGCTGGCGGCAACCCGCAAGCGGCTGTCCAGATTGTCATGCAAGAGCAGGCGCGGATGCAGACCCGGCAACAGACGGTAAGCGACAGGGACTTGGCCTTCGACCGAAACAAGGAACTTGAACTTGCCAAAAGAGAGTTCTCCGTAACAAGCGAGGCCGAAAGGCTTATGTTGGCCGACCGCCTTGCTGGCAACCGTCAGAGCAGGTCCGCGCTTCAAGGTGTCCTGTTCCAATACGATCAGGCGCTTGGGCAACACAACGCGGAACGCGCGAGCTACAATCTACCGCCCGTTGGGGAACTTCCGGGATACCCGCGCCCGTCAATGGATCAATTTGGCGGCGGCGGTGGTGGTGTTGGTCGCCCGCCTGTTGCCGCTCCCCCTGTCAGCCAAAACCAGCAGCCATCTCCCGCCGTGCCGCCTATTGGTGGTAATGGGCAGACTGCTATTCAGTTTGGCCCAGACGGTCAGCCAATGGTTGCGCCGTCTGTGGCACAGCCTGCACCAGCAGCCCCGCAGCAGTCTCTTTCCGAAATGCGTCGAGCGCGCGAGTTGCAACGCGCAAGGGAAGACGAGGCAGTCAAGACGGGTGGTGTCTATTTGACGCCAGCGCAGAAAAAGATTGATGAATCCTTCGGCACCGACTACGCGGAGTTTGTGGCGGCTGGCGCAATGTCCGACACACAAAAGAACATTGGACAGCTTGATGATGTGATTGTCGCGCTGAAGTCAGGGAAAGACAACCTGACGGGTCCGGTCCTTGGCTTGGTGCCGAACAGCATAAGGTCCATGACCAACCCCGAGTCGGTCAGCGCACAAGATGCCATTGAAGAAGTGGTGCAACGGAACTTGCGGCTCATTCTTGGTGCTCAGTTTACAGAGAACGAAGGCAAACGCCTTATCGCCCGCGCATATAATCCACAGCTTTCCGAGGCAGAGAACGCAAAGCGCGTTTCGCGCCTGCAAGACACAATGCGGCGGGCGTATGAGGCCAAACTTGCCGCCGCGCAATACTACGAAGCAAATGGAACCTTGCAGGGCTACGAGGGTACAAAGACGCTGACAATGCGCGATATTAACGAAGACTTTGACCGCAGCGTTTCTGAATCCGGTGCAGCGGGCTCATATGGGCCGGACGCAGGGGGCAGCAACGTGATAGATTTCAACGACCTGCCGGACGAGTAGACCCATGACAGACGTTAAAATGCCAGACGGCACAATCATCCGAAACGTTCCAGACGGAATCACCAAGGGTGAATTGCAGCGCAGGATGTCTGCGTCGAACGGCCCTAGTGGCAACAAGGTGCTCCGGGCGGGTGAGTTTGCGGCGCGTGGGTTTTCAGACCGCGCGCTGGAAGTCATTGGGTCTGTGCCTGAGTTGGCATCATCTGGGCTACGGGCAATCCATGAAGACTTGGCACCGCGTCCGGGGTTTTACCCAGACAACCTCAAGAAAGGGTTCAATGCCGTTGGTGAATTTATCTCTAGCCCTCTTAACGCTATTTCTGATTTCGGACCCGCAGAGCCTCAGTCAGCCGTTGAGCGCTGGGCTTATGGTGGTGGTGGTGGCCTCGCTGATGCAGCGGCTTTCATGGTTCCCGGCATGGCTGCTGCGAAGTACGGTGGGCCGGTTCTTCAAGGCGTAGGTCGAGCCATGACCACGCAGCCCGCCATGCAAGTAGCGTCTGCTGTTGCTGGCGGCGGCGTGTCCGAGGCCACGGGGTCCGACGCATTAGGGCTGGCCGCTGCCCTGGCGGTTCCGCTGTCGCCGGTCGCGGCTCGAAAGGCGCTGACCCCATTCGCGTCTCAGTTGAGCGGAAACGAAAAGAAACTGGCGAGCGCCGCGCAGAAAATTGGGATCAAACTGACACCCGGCCAAGCGACAGGATCGAAGCCGTTGCGGACGATGGAGAGCGTGTTCACGCAAACGCCTTTCACTGGCGCAAAGCAGGGGCAAATATACTCCGGGCAAAGATCAGCCTTCAACAAAGCGGTTATGAAGACGGCAGGCATTGACGCTGACAGCGCATCACCAGAAGTTATCGACGATGCGTTTAAGTCACTCGGAAAGCGGTTTGACGAACTTGCTGCGGCGACCACAATCAAGGTTGATAAAACCTTTGTGGACGACATCGCTAGAGTTCAAGGCGAATACGGGCGCAGATTGCCAACCGACATTGCGCCTGTGTTTAAGTCCTACATGGACGACCTTTCAGCACTCGGACAGCAGCTTGCGAATAAGCCAGAGATTGCGGGCAGAGAATATCAAGCCCTTTCGTCTAGCATCAAGCGTCGTGCGCGGAGCGCATCGAACAATCCAGACTTGCAAGAATCATTGTATGCTTTGGCGCGCTCGATTGATGACAACCTTGAGCGTTCGGCAGGGCCAGCATTAAAGGCTGCTTGGCGCGATGTTCGGTCAAAATACAGAAACCTTTTAACGATAGACAAGGCAGTTGGCGGCGGCACACAGGCGTCACGCGCGTCGGCTGACGTTCCCTTTGCTGGCTTGCGTCAGGCCGTCAAGGCGTCTGACAAAACCGGATATGGACGGGGGCGGGGCGACCTTAATGAATTGTCACGGGTGGGTGATTTTTTAGGGTCGGCAATCCCCCCAGACAGCGGCACGTCAAGCCGGGGCATGATGAAATATTTACTCAGCGGCGGCGGCGGCGGCGGGGCGGGCTACTTGCTTGCTGGCGGCAATCCTGTTGTGGCCCTTGGCGCTGCGGGGGCGGCACTTGGAGGCCCGAAGGTTGCCCAAACGATATACAACACACCCTTGATGCAACGCTACTTGATGAACCAGTTGAGGCCGTCTGGCCCGTTATCAAAGCAGCTTTTGGGCAACGTCACAGCGGCCCAACAACTCGGAAACTTGGTGGACTAAAATGGCTTATAACGGCAGCGGCGTATTTTCGACAACCAACACATTCGTTTATGACACGGTGATTTCAGAAACGGCGGTGAACCAGAACTTCACCGATATTGCCACGGGACTATCCACGGCAATCACCAAGGACGGCCAAACGGTCGTTACCGCCAACATCCCAATGGCCTCGAATAAATTCACGGGGCTGACGGCTGGTAGCGCAGCGACGGACAGCGCCACACTTGGGCAGGTTCAGGCGCAGGCTTATGCTTGGGCCGGAACGGCTGCGGGGACGGCTGACGTTCTGACGGCATCGCCAAGCCCTGCCATCACAGCCTATGCGGCTGGGCAGGCTTTTCGTTTCGTCGCGGCGTCGGACAACACAGGCACGGCGACCATCGCCATCAACGGCCTTGCAGCGAAGGCCATTCAGAACGACGGAAGCGCCCTTGCGGCAGCAGACATAGCGACCGGCAAGATTTATGAAATTGTGTATGATGGAACGCAATTCCAAATCAGCCGTGCGCGCATCCCTTCAACAGATTATCTCGTTTCGGCTGACATTGGCGTTACCGTTCAGGGGTATGACGCCAACAACACTTTGAATGATGTGGTGAACACCTTCACCGCAGCGCAGTCAGGTTCGATCACGGCACTGACTTCAACGGCGGCATCCATCGCTGTGGACGCTGCGCTGAATAATCATTTCAGTCATACCCTCACCGAGAACACGACGCTCGCCAACCCGA